AAAGATTGGTATTATCTAGTAATACAACAGCATCTTTACCATGTGAAAATGTAGGCATTTATTATTCCTCCTCTACCCAAGCTTCATTTTTTAAAGTTGATGGATCATCTTTTATAAACTTACCATCTTTTGTTCTAGCTCTTTTCATTTTACTATTAAACTTTTCTGCTGCATTATTCTTGATTAATGCCTTAGCTACTTTATCAGGTAAATCTAAAACTTCTCCTGCTTCAGCTCTTACTTCTTTTTTATTTAGTGGAAAATCACTTCCTATTAATATTTTTACTTTCATGCTATTACCTCTACATTAAATGTTACACCAAGAAAACTTGTTCCCTGTGTTACTTCATATTCTCCATAATCAGTTGCACTTACTACTCTAACAGACATAGCAGCACCTCCCAAAGTTGGATCTCCCTCAATAGCTGCTTTTATTGATGTAGCACCAGATGAAGCTAAAAAAGCATCTACTTCATCTTGTGAAGTTTGAGCATCAATTCTTGATATATATACAACTATTGGTATTTCATAAGTATCTGCACCTCTACCCATTGTTGAATCATAGTTAAGACTATTCAAAGGAGCTACAAGTGCTATTGGTGGAACTATATAATCTGGAACAAACTCTGATGCAGTTAGCCCAGAAATAGTTTCTAATCTTGTTTTTAGTCCATCTCTAATACTTGTCAAAGCTGCCATTATCTAACACTCCTAGCTATATCTTTTGCAATTAATTCTAACATCTCCTCAGCACCTTTCTTAATTTTCTTTTGATTCTCAAATACAACACCACCAATAAATGGTTTCATCTTTAACCCTCTTTTAGATATTGCTTTAGCAACTGCAAAAGCATTCATTTTAGGAGTTCCTCTCCTAGCCCATTTATGTAAATCAGTTCCTTTTTTATATGGTGGAAAAAATGGTTTTGTTTTCAATACAGGTCTAAAACTTCTAAATATTGGTTTTCCATGTATATATATAGCAGATGATGAATCTGTAGCTAATTTGAAACCCTCAGACATTCTAAGCCTGTTTGTATTTTGTAATTTAGCAATATATATGCTTCTCCTATTTGCACCTGTATTTTTATTACCTCTTCCTTTTTGTGATCTAGGAGATGGTGGCAAGTGAAGTCTATCTATTGATTCTTGTTTTAATTCTTTAGCTAATTCATTAAAATAATCTGTACTTCTCTTATTCCAGATTGTTTGTCCATTTATAGATTTACTTAAATCTAATGCTCCATTTAATGTTAGTTTCATCTGTCATATTGTCTATTTGTGTTGATAGCAGTAAGCCCTACATAAGGTCTGCCTGATGCAAGAGTAATTGTTGTTTTCTTAAATGATTTAACTAAATTCTTTACATCTGGATCTAGTTCTGATAAAAATACTACAGCAGGTTGTCCTGTTTCTGGATTACCAGAAAAACCCATTGGACTATTTTTTCTCTGAAAATATCTTGAAGCTTGTATTAGTGTTGCTTGTGTAACTGCAGCAGGTACAGGATTAGAACCCTCTTGTATTGGGCTACCAAACTTAGCTGTAATTGATAAACCCTGCCTGTGTTCTGTTGGTAATACTTTACCTGATTTCTCTATAGCCATAATTATTTTAGTAAATGGCAATATAGGATCTACTTTATCTGCATTGTAAGGAGCTAAATAATAATCTGTGTTTAGTGTTAATGTTTCTGCTACAGAGCCATCAGCATTAAGTGTTTTAACTATAAGTCCTGTTGTAGTAGCAATATCATCAACATCTGCATAATCCATAAATTCACAATCATATAATCTAGTTTCTACTGCAGCAGATATAGTAAATTGCCTACCACAGTAGGCATCAATAGCAGCAGATGCAGCATCTAGTGCAACATCTAAATTATCATCTTGTGTTGATCCAGATAAGCCCATCCATGTTTTTAATGTGGCTTTATCTACATATTGATGGCTCAATATCTAACTCCTTTTAATTACTTATTTTCTGATGGCTTTACAGCTTTTGTTTTAGGTGCAGGTGCTTTTTTAGGTGCAATCTTTACATCTGGAACAGGATCTCCCATACCTGCTACAAGAACACCACTTTGGAATGGGCAATTTTTACCTTTACCAAATTTACCTGTTTTACTGTCTTGCCATACAAAATCTGATTCTTTTTCTATAAATTTCATATTTTTGTTCTCCTCATGGAAAGCAGAGCCAATTACTTCATTACTCATAATAAAAGATTGGCTCTGACTTTTTTCCATATTAATTAACTATTATTCAATATCATTAATTCTTGTGAAAGCTTGTGGCTTATACACAGCTAAAGCATATCTTAATGATGCTTTAACAGTAAGAATATCTTTACCAAAGTCTCCATCAGCAGCAGAGTCAGAAATTTGTAATTCCATTCCTCTTCTGAATACATGGTTAGCAGCTAAAGATCCACCAAACTTACCTACAACTACATCAATAGTTGTAGAAACAGCTCCACCAATTTGTGATGATTTAACAACAGGCAATCCCCAGATGGTTGGGCTACCACTTTGAGCAGAAGCACCAAGCATAAAGTTATTGTTGCCATCAACTTGTCCTGCAAGTGCTTCATAAGCAGCAGGAGACATCAAGATAGCATCTGGAGCTAATTTACCATTAACTTCAATATCTTTAATACCCTGTAGGATTGTTCTTAATTTACCACCCACATTAGCTGGATAAGCTCCTGCTGTGTAAGTGATTGTGTTAATTCCTGCATGTTGTGTAAGTCCTTTAATATCTGGAGCTACACCACCACCCACTAGGAATTGTTTTTCTAATCTTTGCATTACATGATTTGCAAGTCTGCCATCAAAGTATGCTCTAGCTCCTGCTTGATCCTCAAGCAACTCTGCTGTAATAGGCAAAGTTGTAATGAATTTTCTTACAGGTGCAGTAACAGCTGTATAGCTGAAAGCATCCTCTGGTGCAGCAGCACCCTCTGCTTTTTCAGCAGCATTGTTTGTGCTAGATTCTTGCAAAAAGTAATAGGTTGTTTGATCAGTATTAATTGAATCTACTAAATCTAATGCAGGATTAGGATCTGGCTCTATTGCAGGAATAACCTGTTGATAGATAGTATCTCTAGTCCAAACAGAAGTAGTCATAGTAGTTTTAGCCTCAAAAGGCACATTTGTAATACCATGATCAACAAAGGAATTGTAAGCCTTTGATTCTAAGAATTGTTGTCCAAGTGATTTTGGAGCTTCAACTTCTGGCTCTCCATATACAGGCATTCCAGAAACTTTTTTAGAAGCTTCCATATCATCATTGTTAGCATCTTTAACATTTTGTAGATCCTGTAGTTCAGTAATCTTTTCTCCTAAAGAAGCTAATTCATCATTTCTACTTTTGATTTCCTCTTTTTGATCTGATGAAAGTTCAGACATATCCTTAACAGAATCAAAAATCCTAGCAAGTTCCTCAGACTTAAGAGCTTTCTCAGCTCTCATTTCTTTTAATGTTGCCATTATTTTTCTCCTATTTAGTTATTTTTCATAATGTTCTTTTGAACATCAAGAAATAGCTCATTATCTTTAACAGGATCATATCCATACTGAGCTAAGACATCATCCAACTTAGAATAAATTGCATTAAGTCCTGCTATGTATGTAGATACCATCTCTGTAGATTTTTGGCTTAGTGTCTTTTTTTCAGAGTTTCTTAAGGAAGCAAGATCCTCAATCCTCTCTGTGAATGCCTTTAACTCCTCAAGAGAAGCTACAGCATGTTCTCCAAGTCTCATACCCTGTTGGGATGATTTACTGATACCTGTATCAGTTTCACTTGAAATCTCTAAATCTTGTTTCATTTCTTTGGCACATTTGCCATCTTTTCCATAAGTGCATTTCTTTTTACCATACTTTTGTTCTTTTTGATTTACATATTCATTATGTGTTGCACATGGCATATAAATCATTGTGCCATCATCTTTTTCATGTGTATGAGTTCCCTCACAACCAATCTCTTTTGCTCTTTCAGCAGCTTCCTGTTGTGTTGTATATTCATCTGTGCCTACTTGTTCTTTGACTTCCTCAAACTCTGTATCCCAATCATCATAAGGCTCTAATCCAGATTTAAGAGCTTGAACAAAGCTATTCTGTTGAGCTCCTACTAAAACAGGAGATACCTCCCATACTTTTACATCTTGTAATACTCTTACAGGAACTTCCTCTCCTTTTGAATCTATGTGCTTACCTTTTTCTGATTTCATTACTTGAAAGCCATAAGAAAACTGTTGCATATCTTGCATAGCTTTTACAGTTTCATAAGCTTCTTTTCCTGCTTCTGTTGGTAAGAAATAACCCTTAAATACAGCTTTTTGATTATCTGTTTCTATAATTCCTCTACCAATAACTTTGCTCCAATCATGATTCCATACTAAAGGCACTTTATTGCCTGTATATCCTGATCTTAGAGCATTAGCTTTGGTTACATCATTATCTGAATCAATAGTATCAAATAATGAAAAAACTGCCTCTATGTATCTATTATCTCCATCCTCTTTCAGCTCTATAGGAGCATTCTTGTAGGATAGATTTTTTGGTCTATCTATTTCATTCATCTATTACCTCAATATAAGCTTCTGTGCATCTACAATTAGCTATCAAACTAATTGGAGCATTAGGATCTCTAGGAGCATCCAACTTTATTCCATTATACAGGTAAAAGCTATTCAGAGGAACTCTTTGATTGTCTAGCTCAAAGTGTGCCTCTCTAACTATGCCATCTCTCCTAGATACCCATTCTTTTTCTAAATTTTTACCTGTTGCCTTTGCAGCTCTTTGTTGAGCCCATGAACTTACCTTACCAACTTCTGTTCTAGCTATATTCTTAGCCCTACCTAAGTTCTGTCCTCCTAAAACTGTATTAATTCTTTTAGCTAACTCATTAAAGAACTTATCTCCATCTGGAGTTCCTGCTACAGGATTTACTATTCCTAAATCCTCAAACTCTTTGATTGTCTTTTGTATCTGTGTTGCAATTCTTTTCTTGGTAGTTGCATTCAAGTCATTCATTACTTTCTTAGCATTTTCTTGCACAAAACTAGCTGCTTGTGAATCTTGGAATAATGATACTACTTCTGCAGGAACTTCTCTTTGCCCTCTATAAAATCCATTATCAACTATCTTTTTAAGTGTTCTGCCCTCAGGTAATAGCCCAGATAAAGTTCCAAAAACTGTTCTAATTGCTTGTTCCTCATCTATTTCCACTCCTAAATCAACAGGATCAGCAGCTTTAAAATTATCTTGTGCAGGAAAGAGATTATCAAAAGTTCTTACTGACATATCATCACCAAGTGAATAAAACAATGGAAGTAACTCTTTATCAAACTTAGATTCATTTAGGAATATATCTACATTAGTTTCAAGTGCAGATAAATCATGGCTACCTTTAGCTACATTAGCTAAGCCTCTCCTTTGTCTATTTAGCTCTTTTGCATAAATATTAGACATATACTCACTCCAAGCATTCTCTAATCCATTTATAGCTTCCCAGAGTTCTTTCTTTTCTATCTCTGTTCTGTAATGTTTTACTGTAGGTAATCCTAAGATTTTAGCTGTTGGCTCTTGCCATCCATATAGTGGATAATCAAAACTTTTATTCTCTTTTACTTTCTCTGCTTCTTTTGTTGCCCAATTAGCAGCTCTCATTTTGTTTGATTTGGATATGTCTCCACCCCACAACAACCAAGCTACTTGCCCTGCTGTTGGTCTATCACTATCTCCAGAAAGATAATCATTAGCTGCATCTGAATCTAAGTCCTGAGAATGCCTAGCAAACCATGCAGCCATTCTGATAACTTTACTATCAGAAATCTTTCCATTAGCCATATCTCTGGCTTCTCTCTTTGTTTTATCTGTTAATCCATCTCCTGCAAACTCTAAAAGATCTAAACCTCTTTGTGCATTCTTTTGTATATAGCTAGGAACTTTATCTACCTTAGTTTCTATTTCTAAATCTATTTCTTTCTTTGTGCTTTTTGGATGTCCTGCAGGAAGTAAATCTGTATCAAATGCTCTGTTAGGAAACTTACCTGAACTTAATGCTCTTATAAAAGTATTTACTCTGGCTAATGCCCATTGGTCTGAGCTAGTTACATTTGGTCTTACTGATTGAGGATTAGTATTATATGCACCTACTCCTCTTTCAAACACTTGCCTAAGCATTGAAAAAGTAGCTCTGTATTTAGGATCTTTGTCATTATGTTCTTTAACTTTATCTCTTAATATTCCTGCAATTCTTTCAGATACATCTTTCTGTTCTACTTCATTAGGAGTTGTGTTATACATAACAACATCTCCATCTACAGGAACTTCTGCAAGTAAAGCATTTCTTATAAAGTAATCTCCATCATCAAGTGCAGGTAACTGTGTTGCTTGTCTAGCCTCATTAACAGTTACAAATCCTGCATTAAATCCCTGTGTTATTCTCTGCATAGTTGCATCCTCATCTTGTGATAAGGCTCTAACATCAGAAATATCATACCTAAAGCAGTAATCTGTATTATCCTCAAAATCTTGTAATAGTAATTGTTTGGTAAATTCATTAGCAAAGTGATTCCACATAGGTATGAGTTTTTGCTCTGTAAAGAACTCTCTAAGCTCTTTTGCATTAGAGTATGTTGCTCTATCTAATCCAGATCCAAGCCCTGCTAATATTGCAGGAACACCTAACACAGCAGATATTCTCTCCTCATTGATATATCTAAGTTTGCCTATCTCTAAATCTTTAGGGCTAAAAGAAAGAGTTTTTATATCAACTTCTCCACCAGATATAACTAATGGTCTGCCTCTATTCTCTCCTCCAAATCTCCTGCCAAATACTTCAGCTATGTTCTCTGCTTCATCAGATGTCATAGATAAATCATTCTTTGGAGATATAACAACACTAGGCACACCTGTATTTTTTACAAGAGCTGCACCCATTTGACTTGCTGCTGCATCTCCCAATACTTCTACCATTACACTTCTTAATGGTGCTAATCCTCTCCTGTGATTTCTAGGATCTACTCTTTCTCTAAGATGTATCATATCCTCTGGCATGATTGTCATTGTGTTGCCTTTTTGCTTGTATTCATACTTAGTGATTAATTGTTCATTATTGCCTTTTACTTCTACCATATCTGGAAGCAGAGGAACTAACTGAACTACAGCTCCTGAATCATTCCTTAATTTAAGAATAAAAGCATCTCCATAAACAGCTACAGAAGTAACAATATAATTATTCATAAGTGAATCTGTCATATTTGGATTAGGATTGCTGATTAACTGTTCAGCAGGATGATTAGATACATGATCCATGCCCTCTTGATTCTTTAAATATACTTTTAATGGTGGCTCACTAAAAGCTGTGCCTAATACATTTAAACAAGCAAGAGCAGCAGAGTTACCCTCTGGAGACATTTGATTAACTCCACTAAAGAATCCTGCATCTGTGTTAAAAGGAAAAACTATATTTGATGTAGGAAACTTTCCATAGTTTTTTTGTTCTGTTGGAATCTCTGAATCTCTAAAGAAACCTCTAATATTATCTCTTATACCCAATTAGGTTACACTCCAATTTGTCTTTCTAACTATCCCAAACCTAGCTGCATAAGCTAGGGCATCTACCATATCATCATGAGATCCACTAGATGGAAAGCTAGTTAATTCTCTTTCAAATTCTACAAGCCATTTAGCATTTTTCAAAAACCATATAGAGCCATTTTCTACACCTGCAGCAGCAGGAACAGCTCTAGCAGTTTTAGACTTATCTGCCTTTAAGTTTCTTATTGGCAAACCCTGCCTTCTAGCCATCTGAATAATACCAAGCCCAAAACTAGAATCCTCCACTCCCAACCAAGACATGTTGTACTCATTAATCTTTGCTTCTATCTGTGGAAGTAACTCTGGAGCTTCTAGTCTTGCCCTGAATACATCCAATATTAAAAGCTTACCACTAGAGGTTGAGCCAACTGTCATTATTACTGAGTAATCAGCAGTTTCTTTAATACTTAATGCTGTGTCCATAGTGCCAAAGATAGATAGCTCACTATGCTTTACTACTTCATCTCCTAAGATATATTCAGGATCATCTCCTCCTATAACATCAAAATACTTAAACCATTCTCTTTTAAACATGTGTCCTACTTCTGTAAATTCTGCCAAGAACTCTTGTGCATACACCATAGAGCCTAACTCCTCTTTGGCTTGTGCTAATTCATCTTTATTTATTCTAGGAGATTGCTCTGTGGGATAATGAAATACAACCCAATCATCTCTCCTTTTAGCATTATCAAACAGCTCATAAAACCAATTCATGCCATTAGGAGTTGATATAAATAAAGCCTTACCTAAACTATCACTAAGTATTGGTCTAACTGTTTCCCAAGTTTCTTTGTCCATATAAGCAGTTTCATCAAAAATAATTAAAGATATACCACCTGCACCTCTTAATGATTCTGGCTTATTAGCAGATTTAATCTGTATAGATCCACCATTCTGTAATACAATTCTTTTTTCTACTTCTCTTGTTTCTGCATATCCCTCTGGTAACTGCCTAACTAATGATTTTAGATTAAGCCAAGATTCTAAACTTTGTGGATAAACAGGAAATATAACCCATACTTTTAATCCTTTGAGAGCCTGATCTATAGCTGCTACCAAACTTAGTGTAGTTTTACCCCATCTCCTACCACATACAGCAATTACAAATCTATTATTATCAAGTGCTTTTATAACTTCTATTTGTCCAGAATGTAAATCAGGTGGAGTAGCCTCAATAATCTGGCTCATTAGACTTCATTTCCCCAAGCATCCCAACCATCAGCAGTTTCTCTTGCAAAAAGTTCTATTCTAGGCAAATCTCCAACTAAATCTGTTATTAATTGTCTAAATATATCAGGTTTTTTTGAGTGTTGTTCTATTGGATGTATTTGAAGTTGTCTTATATCAGCTCTTAATCTGCTTATTTTGCCTTTTGTTGCTAATATACAAAATTCTGGATTTGCTCTAGTCCATCTACCCAAACCCATAAAGAAACTATCTGATTTTTTATTTTTCTTTACCCAAGTAAAAGCAACTGTTTTATATTCAAAATCCCAACTATCAACAACTTTCATAAATTCATTAAGTTTTAGAGAAGTAACCCACATAAATAATATGCAGTTTTTATCAGATATATTTTTAACAGGTAAATTAGCAATATCATCTATAGTCATTACTGAGTAATGATCTGTAATAGAACTATTCATCATTTTGCCTTTATAACTCCATGCAGGATCTGCATATATAATATTATATTTTTTATCAGGAAAAGGTTTCATCATCATCCTGCTCCCAATCCCACTTAAACCTTATTTGTGGTTGTTCTATGTGATTAACTGTTACTTGTGGATGTCCTAAGCCATAGATTTGACTAATCATCTTATAGCATATATCTAATATGCCCTTTAGTTCAGTAGGATTCATAGAAGCTAAATCTCTTTCATTTATTTCACTTATAATTCTAAATATTAAAGGTTTTAGATTATCTGCTAGATCTCTTGCAGTTTCTCCTACTTGAGCAAAAACCTCACTAATTATCTGCTCATTTAGCATTTTATTTATAGCTTTTACTCTATCTGTCCATTGATTTTTAGCAGCAATTTGATAAATTCTTCTATCTGACAAACTGAAGTTTTGAGAAACTTTTTTAAGTGTTCTGGAAGCTCCTAAACCTAAATAATATTGAAATCTCTTAAAATCAACATTGCTTTCCCCTACTTGTTGTTGATTAGGCAAAGCTAAAGACATATCATCTATATAATCCATAGAATTAGTATAACTTATTATTTGTTTTTACAATGCAAACTACAACCACAGCACAAGATAGAACAATTACAATTCATTAGTGTTGGTGCATATAAGCTTCTAAATAAGTAATTCTGTCTCTGAGATTATCTAACTCCCAAGATTCAAGTTGGTTATTCTCAAGTGTTGTTACTTTCTTTAGCAAATCCTGCCACTCCCATTTCATAAGCTCATAAGCTTGTGAATCTTGAGGAGGATTGTTCAGCTCAGAAATATATCTTGCCTGAAAGTCCTCTAGTTTCCATTCCAAATCTCTTACTTCTGATTCTAAGTTTTGGTAATTAGCTCTTAAAGTTGTTAATTCTGTTTCTAAAAACTCTGCATTATATGCAACTTGCTCTAATTGATATATCTTTTCATACAGTATTGCAATATCATTAGAAACCATTGTTGATTCTTTTAAGCTCTCAAAATCTGTTTCTATAGTGTTCATTCTCTCATCTATATTTGTAAGAGTATTTATTACAGCTCCTAAGCTTTGAACTCCTGCACCTATGGATCCCATAAGAGTTATAGCAGTAACAACTAATGCAAGATTATCTTTTAATTTAGCTAACATGACATCCAATCAATAAATATATCCATATAAATAAAAATAAAGCTGCTTGTTTAGCAGGATTCATTAGCCACCTAGTTTTATAAGAATTTCAGTTATTGCTGAATTTAATTCTTGTTCTCTAACAGCTAAACTCAATAAATCATCTTTAGCATCAGTAATCTGCACCATTAATACAGCTACTTCTTGTTGCAAGTCATTAACTGTCTTAAACAACCATGCAACTAGAGCTGCTAATCCACCCTGTAATACTTGACTTAAATTAACTTGTGCTTTCATATATTATTAATGTACAGGCAAGATACAAAATAATGAAATTCTAATTGAATTTTAAATGCTTTTATCCAAATATTCCTAATCTATTAAAGTCTGCCATAGGATCAGAGTTATTTCTTTTGCAATCCCAACATGGATACTCAGTATAAAGACAATCACATCTACATGGTAAGTCTGCAAATAATGATCCATCCTTTTTATACCACCAATCACAATTAGCTTTACACCACTCATGTAATTGATCTTGGTTTAACTTTTCTTGCTTATATCTTTTTTCCTCTAATTTGATTTCTTTTTGCTCTGCAACATATTCTTTTCTAAAATGTCTATGATCTTTGTTTAACCTAATTATTTTATTTGTTAAGCAACAATCTATTAAACCATGATAGAAAGAACTGTATCTTGGGTAACAATCTTTTCTAGGAAAAGTTATTTGCTCAATATATTTATCTTTTAAATTAACTTTTCTAATATTTGGATTTTCATGATTCCCAAAATTTATATATATTCTCAATTTATCAACCTCCTTTTTAATAGTATATCATAAATTTGTCTCAAAGTCAAAAAGGCAAAATACAGAACAAAGAAATTCTAATTGGCTCTTTAGTGCCTTTTTCTAGCACCCAAGCAGAAATTTTATCATTAGCAAAAAATTGAATTGTTCCATATTTCCAGAGAATTCTTTTTGTTTGTGGATCTATAATTCTATAATCTGATGGAATTACAAATTTAACTTTTTGATTTTTCTTGTATTCTATGTTGTGATATATCAAAATAATCCCTGTCTAACTCTATTCCAATAAAATCTCTGTTTGTATTAACACAAGCTACACCTGTAGATCCACTACCCATTGTAAAATCTAAAACTGTTTCATTTTGTTTTGTATAAGTTTTAATTAAATATTCTAAAAGTGCTACAGGTTTTTGTGTATTATGTAATCTATTACTGCTTTTTACTGCTGTAAATTCTATTGTGGTTTTTGGATAATTTTTATAATTACTTCTGTTAAAGTCTTTTTGATTTTGTAAGTAAAATGATGTTTTATTATTAATTTCACTTATGTTATTTCTTTTAATATTTGCCTTTTTTATATTTTGTGGATTATACATTGGTTGTTTTTTATAAAACATACTTATTAATTCTATATCTAGCATTGGTCTTTTTTTTGAATTTAAGTGTCCTACACCTCTATTTTTTTTCCAATACCAATCAAATTTGTATTCATTAAAATTGCTCATTTTTAAGTTAGTAGAAAATGGCTCTGTTCCAAATAGTGCTGTAGCTGTATTATCTTTTCTAATTCTTTTTATTTGTTTCCACATAGGCTTATAAAGTATAATTTTATCCCAATGCAATCTAGTTTTCCCAAATGGCAAATCAGTTAAAATAAAATCAATAGAGTTATCTGGTATTTCCTGCATAACTTCTAAACAATCTCCATTAAATAGCTGCATCATCTCCAAACATTTCTCTATAGTGCATAGTTTTAGCAGCTTTCCTGTATGTGTTTTTGTCTAAAGCATTAAGCAGTAATTTATTCTCATCATCAACCATATTCACATAAAATATATGCAGAAAATTAATTAAAGTTTCTACAGTTTCATCTTTGAACTCTGTTTGCCCTTTAGTAGTTCTAGTTAAAATATCAAAGTTGCCATTATAATTCATAGTAATTTTGACATAAGTAGGCATGGATTTAGTTATTAAATCAAAGCTCACTCCACCCTGATGAATTTCTGTTATATGAGTAAATACAGCATGAGATCTATTTGGTTGTATCTCAGTAATATTATTAAGTTTATCTATAAGAGTATGCTCAGAATTAATGAACATGAGGCAAGTCATATAGCCAATATTTATATCATCTGCAGCATATTCCATTTTTACCTCTTATATTGTATTTTTTTTCTGCCATAGGAATTCTGCCATTACTTTGTTGCATAATTTCTAAATGATTTTCCAAACAATCACAGAAGTTTCTACTTAATAACTCTTTATATACATAATGATCCAAAGTTTTATAAGGTATTTTATATGATTTTTCTGATGGCTTAATAACTTCAAATTCATCTGATACATAATCTATATCTATTCCAATAAATCTATCAGGAACACAATTAAGAAATATTAATCCTGCTTTTGTGTTTTTTTCTTTTGCTTTTTCTCTAAGATTATTTACTTTACTTGCAGAGATCCATAAATTGCTTATATGTTTTTTATTAAAATTATGCCAATAACCAACAACTTGTAGCTCCATTATGTAAGTTTCATCTATTATCTTGCAAACAAAATCCTCTCCAAAGTCCTCAATATTTTTAATTATCTGCCAATCTGCTATCTCACAAACTTTATTCCAAAATGGTCTAGCTTTCTTGACATCATAAAGCTGATATTCCTCAGCTTTAAAATCTCTCCTACCTACAGAATTAGTCATTTATTGCCTCATCTAAAATATATTTACCCACCTCTGGGCTTACACAATTTCTGAGAAGCACTCTCTTGTCAATACCCTTATATTTTGATAAATCATAACCATATTTTTGTTCATATTCAGCAACAGTAGCTTTTTTGAAAGTTATATGCTTAAATTTTTTATCTTTCAATTCAAAATTATTCCAAAATAAGTGTCTTTGTAATTTTTTACCTTCAATTAATGGCTCATAGTAAGGTATTACATTTTCAACAACCCATAACTTTTTGATTTTATGTTTTTTGATTTCCATGTGATGTTTCAAAAATATAATTTCTTGATAAAGTTTTAGATCAGGAAATAATGCTTCATAGTTTAGATGTAACACTCCAACATTTTGTCTAATTCTACTGTGTGTTGGGCATGGTGGAGAACTCCAAATAAAATCATAATCTTGATAATTTAATCTTAAATATTCATGAGCATCAGTAACAATAACATTATCATTAGGAAAAATATCTTGATAAATCTCTGCAATCTTTTCATCATATTCAACAGCAGTTATTTCATGTTCATCTCCCCAAAGTTTTCTATTTCCACCTATTCCAGCATATAAATTAAGAATTTTCATATCTACCCCAACAATGTTTACTGCTATTCCAATGGTGCCATCCATCATAAAAAGAAAGCCATCTAGCAGCTTTTATATTTGTTTCTGCATCATACATATCTAAGTCTCTATTATAAATATCTTTTTCAAGCCATTTTTCTGTTTCTGAATTAAATTGAAACAAACCCTGATCTATTGTTCCATCTCTGTTATAACCTGTAGCTTTTTCTCTGCCTGAGCTTTCACAATAAATAACAGTTAATGCAAGAGCTTCATCCTCTGACTGAAAGTAGATATTTACTAATGGAATCCACTCTTGCACCTCTTCTATTAACTCACATTGATTAGATACTGTGTGGATCTGTGTTACATCTTGTAAATCAAAATGAACACTACCTAACAATGAGCAAGTTAATAAAAGTTCAATCACTCCTCCTCTCCTAAATCTGCCCAACAAGTATTGCAGACAGAGTGATCCTCATCTTGTTCTGTTATTTCTTTTGTGCAAAACATACAATTACCAGAGAATGGAGCTGCTTTAACATTGTCATTAGCAATTTGATTATTCCAGAATGCTTGTAATGGCTTACTTAATTTACTCATAAATTAATAAACCATCCCATTTTAGAATTTTTAAGAGCTTTTACAGACTTACTTCCACAAGCTACAAATAATGATCCTGATGCAGAAGTGCTTGTATCATTTCTTTCTGGATTAATAAATTTTAATCTACCTTTAGTAAATAAAAGTGCATCTGCTTTT